GCAATCATTGAAGACTTGTTGGACATTCAAATCTTCTCCACAATGAACACTGTGTTGAAGGATAAGAGTAGCACAAACAAGGATGCAATCGCAACAAACAAGCACAACATTGAACTGACAACATCAAAATATGATATGCAGAACAGTCATATTTCAAAGTTGAAACAAAACAATGATGATATGATTACCGAGAAGAATCGTGAAATCAGTGTAGTTCTTTTGCAGATGGAGACAGTGCAGTCTGTTATTGAAACTCTAAATGCTGAGGTGCAACACCTGCAAGCTGGAATTGTTGAGCGTGATGTTATTGAAGGTAAGATAAAAAAGCTGCACCAGTTTGAAACAAAGATTGAAACTAATCTGAGTAAGCACAAGAAAGACTTGAAGTTCTTTCATGACAGTGATAGTTGCCCAACTTGCAAACAGGAGATTCAGCAAGATTTCAAAGAGCAACAGATAGCCACATTGTCTGGTGCATCAAAGCAAATGTCTGATGGTCTGGAAAAAATTGCGACTGAGATAACCGATCAACAAAACAAACTGAATGAAATCATTCGTGTGTCAAATGAAATTCGCGTTCGTCAAGTAAGCCTTGCTTCAAACAATGCAACGATCATTGAGACAAACAAATACATTGGTAGACTGCAAAAAGAAATTGCATCACTCTCGTCAACAAAGGATGATTTGGATGCTGAGAACTTGAAGCTGAATGAGTTGCGCGACAAGCTATCTGCATTGACTGGTGAAAAGCAAGCACTGATTGAAGAGAAAACATACCTTGATGCTGCGGCTGTTCTATTGAAAGACACAGGCATCAAAACTAAGATCATCAAACAATATCTACCAATCATCAACAAATTGGTGAATAAGTATTTGGCTTCTCTAGACTTCTTTGTCAACTTCAATTTGGATGAGTCATTCAAAGAGACAATCAAGTCAAGACACCGTGATGAATTTAGCTATGCGTCATTCAGTGAAGGTGAAAAACAACGTATTGATATGGCACTTATGTTGACATGGAGAGCGGTTGCTAAGTTGAAGAATTCAACAAATACCAACTTACTGATTCTGGATGAAGTGTTTGATTCATCACTTGATACAAATGGTACAGACTATCTCATGACCATTCTACAAATGCTAGAGGATGTCAATTTGTTTGTTATCAGTCACAAGGGTGACATTCTACAAGATAAGTTTAGAAATCTGATAAGATTTGAAAAGGTCAACAATTTTTCTAGGATTGCGAAATAATTATGCATGGAGATTACACTGTGTTGAAAGCATTGAGTGAATTTTTTAACGGAGCAAAGACTGCTCAGATTTTTTTAGTGAATGGCAGACACAAGTATATGGTGCTTTGTTATGATGCTGATGCTGATTACAATCACGCTGAATATTTTATGGAACAACAGAAAGCGGAAGACTTCGCAGAGGACTGGATAAATGATGAATGATGACGATATTCTAACGATCAATACAAACTCACCGACAAAGATCGTTGAGGAAGTTATTTCAATACTGCCCATCTTAGCTGAGGGACATCCTAAGCTGTCTCAAGTCATGCCTGAGTTCCACATCACTCAGATCATGCAGCCTGAGATACAAAAATTTATTCGTCAAATGCGAAAGACACAGGCTGCATACAATGGTCTTGGACTGTCAGCCAATCAAGTCGGCATTGGCTTTAGGATGTTTGTGATTGGTGATGGCATCGTGTGTTTCAATCCAAAAATTGTTGCCACACATGGTGAACCAATCCGAAAAGCTGAAGGCTGCTTATCATTTCCAGGTCTGTATTTGAACGTTCCTAGATATGGAAGCATTGATGTTGAATATTATGATGAAAATGCAAACTTAGTTCGTACACATTTTGATGGACTCACTGCACAAGTTTACCAGCATGAGCTTGACCACATGAACGGTGTAGTGTATACTCAGCATGTCAAACCTGTAGCAATGCAGCTAGCCAGAAAGCGCCAAGCTAAGGTAATCAAGAAACACGTTCGGAGAAACAAATGACAGATATAAAAGTTGAAGAAACAACTGAATATGAAAGTTGCCTAGACTTTCAAGCTGATGATTATGCCGATGTAACAAAATTCATTGATGGTGGCATAGAAGAAAATTTGATCGCTGAACCAGACGATTCTTTGCTGACCCGTGATCAGGTTTGGAAGAAGCATTGGAAAGGCATGCCAACATATGATCAGAATGACAACCCTCCTTGGAGACAAATCTATTTGAACTTCCGCAGTGAGGAAGACTACAATGAATTTGCAAAACTTGTTGACCAGAAACTCACAGACAAAACAAAAAGCATCTGGTATCCTAAACTAGAAATTGAAGATAACTCATTGAATCGTTGGATTGTAGAATGACCATCAACCCAAAACATCCTGTTTACATTATATCTAAAGGTCGCCATGAGTCCATGCTGACCTCTAGGTCTTTGGCTAGAATGAAGATTCCTCATTACATTGCTATTGAGCCACAAGATGAAGCTAATTATGAAAAAGCACTAGATGAATTTGGTATTCGCCCATATGTGACACTGCTGATCGCACCATTCAGCAATCACGGTGATGGTCCAGGTCGTGCAAGAAACTGGTGTTGGGATCATGCGATTTCAATCGGTGCTGAAAAGCATTGGGTTCTTGATGACAACATCACAGACTTCTACCGCTTGCAACAAAACAAGCGGTATCGTGTTGAGTCTGGTGCAATCTTCAAAGCTGCTGAGGACTTTGTTGATCGATATGAGAACGTGCCAATCTCTGGCTTCCAATATCGTTTCTTCATTGCACCAAACTCTAAATATCCACCATATGTGACGAACACCCGAATCTATTCGTGTCTGTTGATTTCAAATGACTGCAAGCATCGCTGGCGCGGTCGTTACAATGAAGACACAGATATCTGCCTGCGTGTACTGAAAGATGGTGACTGCACAATCCAATTCAATGCATTTTTGCAAGGCAAAGCCGCTACACAAACAGTCAAGGGTGGAAACACCGAAGAATTCTACCACAAAGAATTTGCTGATGAGGATGAAAATTTCAAAAAGACTGGCTATAACAGTAGCGGTACAATCAACAAGTCTAAAATGCTTGAGGAAATGCATCCAGACGTTGCGAGAGTTGTTTGGCGCTATGGTAGATGGCACCATTATGTTGACTACAACCCATTCAAAAAGAATGAACTGAGATTCAAGCCTGGTGTGGTGCTTCCAGAAGGTAATAATGAGTACGGAATGAAACTGACTCGCAATTGGAAGCCATAAAGTGTTGTTTTTTAGAGAATTAACACTTTTGTAGTACTTGACATTCTTTCTACACCTGATATAATTGATCCTGTTGATAGAAAGAATGTCATGAATTTTTCCCAAGAATCCAAGTCACAGTTAGCCAAGTTGATGGCTACTGAAAACATCCGAGTTGAACACCGCAAGATGCAAACTGCGGCTTTTGACTTGAAGAATCGTACACTATACTGCCCTATCTGGACAAATATGTCTGGTGAACTTTATGACCTGTTACTGGGTCATGAAGTTGGTCACGCATTGGAAACACCTGAAGAAGGTTGGCACAATGCCGTAACAAGTAAGGACAAAAAGATCAGCCGCAACTTCAAGCATTTCCTGAATGTGGTTGAAGATGCCCGCATTGAAAAGAAAATCAAGCGCCGCTTCCCTGGTCTCCGTAATTCATTCGTCAAAGCATATGGTGAATTGTTGACCCGCGACTTCTTCGGTCTCGGTGATCGTGATATCAATACCTTCCCATTCATTGATCGCCTGAACGTACACACTAAAGGTGGTATTTCAACTGGTGTCAAATTTACGGATGAAGAGTCTGAGTTTGTTAGCAAAGTTGAAGCCGCTGAGACTTGGGATGATGTTGTAGAAATCACTGGTGCAATTTTTGATTACTCTAAGCAAGAGCAACAAAAACAAAACAAACTTCCATTCATGCAGTCTGATATGGGCATGGATGATGAATTCACCGAGTCTGAGTCTGATGACTTTGGCGATTCGGATCAGTCCGATGAATCTGATGAATCAACCGGCAATGGTCCAGGTAAAGAGACTGAGGAATCTTCCGAAGACGGTGAGCAAAAGCCTGGCAATAAAAAGTCGGATACTGATGCCAAAAAGTCCGATGAAAAAACAGAAGACTCAAAATCTGGCAACCAAATCAATCGTTTCAAGCCAACACAATCTGTTGCTGGCGAGGATGACTTTGAGCCAACTTGTGAAACGGATGAAGCCTATCGTGAAAATGAGTACAAACTTTTGGATGAAAAGTCTAAAGACTATTCTTACCTGAATGTTCCTACTCCGATCATGTCTGAGATTCTGACACCAGCATCCATTGTGCATAAACAAATGCAGGAGTTTTGGAGCCCAAATAAGCGCGCCGAACAAGATGCATTGGTCAAAGAATTTAAAAGCAACAATGACCGTTATATCAGTCTGTTGGCCAAAGAATTTGAAATGCGTAAAGCCGCAGAAAAGTTTTCCAAGACCAAAGTGTCCAATACTGGTGACATTGATGTGAATCGCATCTACAAATACCAAATTGATGATAACATCTTCAAGAAAATGAACCGTGTGCCGAAAGGTAAATCACATGGTTTGATTCTGGTGCTTGATCGTTCTGGTTCAATGAAGAGCCAAATGGCGGCTGCTATTGAACAGATTTTGATTCTTGTTATGTTCTGCCGCAAAGTCAGTATTCCTTTTGTGGTTTATGGTTTTGGTAATGAGACAGATGGATTCAGAAAAGACCATGGTCGTCACGCAAAAGACTCATTTACCCGTGGCGAAAATGAGTTGGGATTCTCTCATGTGTTCTTGCGTGAATATTTGAATTCACGTATGGGTAATGTTGAATTCAATAACTGTGTTCGCAACATGGTTACATTGGCTGATGCATATACTAAAAAGAATTGGCCTGATCCACGTAATTTTAGTGTTCCTTTGAGTGAGCCATTGTCTGCAACGCCGATGATGGAAGCAATGGTTGCATTGAAGCCGCTGACAGAGCAATTCCGTAAAGTCAATAATCTTGACATTGTGAACCTTGCTTTGATTCATGATGGTGATGCTGACGAAATTTCGTACCGTTATGTGAATGGTGGTAGCACAACGCACAATTATTTTCATGGTCAAAACCATGTTCTGGTTGATGCAAAAACAAAGTTTCAGAAGTTGTCTCCTTATGGCAATTACGACACTCCTTTGCGCAGTGTAGTTTTTGATTGGTATCGCAATGCAACTGGTGCCAAAATCATTGGTTTCTATATTGCTGGTACTGGTGCCTCAGCACGGTCTAACTTGTCTCGCCGATACACAGACTCTACAGGTCAAAACTTGTATGAGAAATATCCTGATCGTGATGGTGGCTACCACAGACGCCAAGACGTGGCTAAAAAACTTACTGAGGATTTGAAGGAAGAACGGTTTGTGGAATCCTTCAATCTTGGATACAATAAGTTTTTCTTTATTCCTGGTGATGCTGACCTGCAAGCCGATGATGGTGAACTGGAAATTTCTGGTAACTTCACAGCAAGCAAACTAAAGAATGCATTTATCAAGATGAATAAAAAGAAGCAAGTCAGCCGCGTTCTTGTGAACCGATTCATTACAGAAATCGCTGTGTGATTTTTACAACATACCACTTGACTATGTGGTATGTTCCTTGTATAATTAGTTTATTGATTTGATTGATTTGGAGTTTATATTATGCGTACCATTCAGATGGACAAGCGTGAGAAGTTTATTGCCATTGCCGGAGCAACTGGTAAAGAGTTTATGACACTGCAGGAAGTCAAAAACCTGTGTGCTGAAAATGATATCAAGGAACCTCAATGGTTCCTCAAAGACCTAGCCAATCGCGCAGGGCGTGGTATGTATAAATTGCCCACTGCACTGGTGCAAAATGTTGTTCCTATGAAAAAGACAGACACTAAAAAAGAAGTGGTTGATGCACCACGAATTTCCAATGTTGTGACTCAACTGGAAACTGAGAATCTTGTGCCACAAAAGTACAAGAATTATGTTCCGTTTGGTAATTTTGATGACTTGGTTTCCATCTTCAAGAGCAACCAATTCTTTCCTATCTTTATCACTGGTCAATCCGGTAACGGTAAGACCATGTCCGTTGAACAGGCTTGTGCCAAACTTGGTCGTAAATTTATCTGTGTGTCAATGACACCTGATACGGATGAAGGTGACTTGCTTGGTAACTATGTGCTGATCAATGGTCAGATGGAATGGCGTGATGGTCCCGTCACTGTAGCAGCCCGCCAAGGCGCTGTATTGTGTATTGACGAAATCGATTATGGTGCACAGAATCTGGCCTGTCTCCAACGTGTTCTGGAAGGCAAACCATTCTTGCTGAAAAAGAAGAATGAATTGGTTGCACCTGCTGAGGGCTTTACTGTTGTTGCTACGGCTAACACAAAAGGTAAAGGCTCTGATGATGGTCGTTATATGTTCACCAACGTTTTGAACGAAGCCTTCCTTGAGCGTTTCTTGAATACGTATGAACAAGAATATCCACCTACCGCAGTTGAAAAGAAAATTGTGCGTAAGGAAATGGCTGCATTCGGTCGTGAAGATAATGAATTCGCCGACTTGTTGGTGACTTGGGCTGATATCACACGGAAGACCTTTGCTGAAGGTGGTGTGGACGAAATTATCTCCACTCGCCGTCTGGTGCACATCTGCAAAACTTATGGTGTGCATGGTGATCGTTTGAAGGCTGTTGGCTTGTGTCTGAATCGTTTTGATATTGATACCAAAACATCCTTCCTTGATCTGTACACTAAACTGGATGTTGAGGCTACAAAAGCCAAATTGCCAGCGGATGAACAAGCTGTTCCTAAATCGGTACCAATTCCCGCTGATGAGGAAATTCCTTTCTAATTAGTACATGTTTACCGCCTAGAGTATTGATTTACTCTGGGCGTTATGCTATCATAGCGTTATGAGATTTTAATCACCTCTCATATATCAAAGTGTGATTTTATTATGGAGTTCTTATGAACGTAAAACAGAAAATGTTGCTTGCTCTGAGCAAAACCGAAGGATACAATACCTTTACTACCGCACAAGCCCGTGTACGATTTGGTGTTGCCAATGTCGCCGCACGGATCAATGAGTTGCGCAAAGAAGGTCATGCTATCTACACCAACACCAAAACTCTGGAAGATGGTCGCAAGATCAGTTTCTATCGTTTGGGTAAGCCAACTAAGCGCATGTTGGCCACTCAAACAAAAACAAAGCGTGTTGCCACTTTTGCCTGATTGATCAACAAAATCTGATCAAGGGAGTGATATATACTGTATCACTCCCTTTATTTATGGAAACATTATGGAAATCAAAGTCAAAATTGAAGAATTGAAAAAGAACAAACTGTTCATTGCCACTCCGATGTATGGAGGCATGGCCCATGGCATGTATATCAAAGCGAGTTTAGATTTACAGGGACTCATGTCCAAATATGGAGTTGAAACACGATTCTCCTTCCTATTCAATGAGTCGCTAATCACTCGCGCACGAAATTATTTGGTCGATGAATTCTTGCGTTCTGATTGTACGCATATGCTATTCATTGATTCTGACATACATTACAGTCCACAGGATGTAATTGCTATGTTGGCACTAGATAAAGATGTTATCGGTGGACCATATCCAAAGAAATCAATCAACTGGTCAAATGTTGCACTGGCCGCACGAAAGCATCCTGAATTGCCTCCACATGAGTTGGAAGCACTTGTGGGTGATTATGTTTTCAACGTTGTCAAAGGCACTCAACAATTCTCAGTCACTGAGCCACTTGAAGTCATGGAAATTGGCACAGGCTACATGATGATCAAGCGTGAAGTATTCCCGAAACTAGAAGCCGCATTCCCACAATTGCGATACAAGCCCGATCATGTTGGTCAAGCTAACTTTGATGGCTCACGTTACATTCATGCATACTTTGATACAATCATTGATACCAAAGACAGTGCAACTGGTGGTGGTTCTGATCGGTATCTGTCTGAGGACTACATGTTCTGCCAACTGTGGCGCAAAATTGGTGGTAAAATCTTCCTATGCCCATGGATGAAAACACAACACATTGGTACATATCCATTCACTGGTAACATGGCCAAGATTGCCGAGCTAACTGGGAGACTGTGATGCGACATTTTACTGATGAAGAAGTTGTTCATGTAAGTGCAACTGGTTCAACTCCTGGTCGTAAATTTGATGGCGATAAGTTGCGTTACGATTTGATACCGCCATTAGCATTAGAGGAAATGGTAAAGGTTCTGACGTTCGGCGCACAGAAGTATGAGCCAGACAACTGGCAAAAAGTACCCGAATCTAAACGCAGATACTTTGCCGCCATGCAACGTCATCTGTGGGCTTGGAAACAAGGTGAAAAACTGGACAAAGAATCTGGTATTCATCACATCGCTCATGCCGCATGTTGTTTATATTTTCTGTATGAGCATGATGTGAAATATTCTGTTGACAAAGCAGAATGAATGTTGTACAATTGATTTTTTATTGGAGTATATTATGAAGCTATCTAAAGACACACTGAGTATTTTGAAGAATTTCGCAAACATCAATGATGGTATTGTCTTCCGTCAAGGAAATGTTTTGCGCACATGTGACGCACAGAAACAGGTTCTCGCTGAGACTACAATCGGTGAAAGCATTCCCAACGATTTTGGTATATTTGACTTGAATCGTTTCTTGTCAGCACTTGATCTTGAGGGTGAGAATTCTCAACTTGAGTTTGATGAATCTACCAAGTCTGTTGTCGTTTCGGCTGCATCTGGTCGCAGTAAAACTGTCTATCGTATTTGTGATGCAAGCAACATCAAAAATGCACCAGAAAAAGGCGTTACCATGCCTGCACCTGATGTATCATTTCAGTTGTCACAGGAAGATTTGGAACACATTGTAAAAGCATCTGGTCGTCTTGCTACACCACACGTTGCTGTCAAGTCTGATGGATCAAAAATCTTCCTACATGCATTGGACAACAAGAATACATCCGCACACACAAACCAACTTGAGGTTGGCGATGGAAATGGTAAGCGATATACCATGCTGTTCAAAACAGAAAACTTGAAAATGATTCCTGGCACATACGATGTGTCTATCTCATTCAAGGGTATCGCAAGTTTCAAGAATACCGCAAAGCAGATTCAGTATTGGATCGCAACTGAGATTGGTTCAAACAGCGAAGCCTGATTGTCCCGTTCAAATTGATTTATTTTTTATTATGAGGTATTATGGAACATCTTTTGTGGACGGAACGGTATCGTCCTAAAACTATTGCTGAGTGTATTCTTCCTGATCGTCTGAAAGCTCCTTTTCAGGAGTACGTCAACAAGAATGAAATCCCAAACCTGTTGCTACATGGTGGCGCAGGTGTTGGTAAAACTACTGTTGCTAAGGCGATGTGTAATGAGGTTGATGCAGACTATCTGGTCATCAACGGCTCAGATGAAACTGGTGTTGATATGGTACGAAGCAAGATCAAAGACTTTGCTTCTACCATGTCATTCACTGGTGGGCGAAAAGTCATCATTGTTGATGAGGCTGATTATCTTTCGCCAAACGCACAGGCTGCATTCAGAAATGTGATTGAAGAGTTTGCATCCAACTGTTCATTCATCTTCACCTGTAATTTCAAAAACAAGATCATTGATCCGCTGCACAGTCGCTGTGCCGTTGTTGACTTCACATTGAAAGCTCCAGAGAAAACTGGAATGGCTGGTCAATTCTTCAAGCGAGTCTCTAGTATTCTTGCTGAGGAAAATGTCAAGTTTGATCCTAAAGTAATTGCTGAGGTTGTGAAGAAACACTTTCCAGACTTTCGCCGTGTACTGAATGAATTGCAAAGATATTCATCCAACGTAGATAAGACTATTGACGTTGGTATTTTGTCGCAAGTTGGTGACGTAAGCATGAGTGAAGTCATCAAGTTTTTGAAAGACAAAGACTTTGGTGCATTGCGTAAGTGGGTTGCATCAACTGACATTGATCCTGCTACACTGTATCGTAAACTTTATGATGGAATGTATGATGTATTGCAGCCACAGAGTATTCCTCAAGCTGTGATCATTCTTGCAGACTACCAGTATAAACATGCATTCGTTGCCGATGCTGAAATCAACACTGTAGCATGTCTGACTGAGTTGATGGTTGGTGTAGAGTTCAAATGATCAGATTTTTCAAACCGACCATTGAGTGGATAAAAAATGACATTGACTCTCATCCTTTTCGTTTTGGCGTTGAGTTGCTTGCTTGGGCTATTTCAATTGGCTGTAGCATTACCATGGCTGTTACAGTCCCGAATCCGCCCCTACTTGCTCTTTACCCTATTTGGATTATCGGGTGTAGCCTCTATGCTTGGGCTGCTTTTACTCGCAAATCTTTTGGCATGTTGGCTAACTACCTCTTGCTTACTGCCATTGACACTATCGGTTTGATTAGGATGTTGACATGATTAACACCACAATCTTAGGTAAGTCATTAGGTTGGTTCAATAAGAATGAAATCTATGAAATGAAAAACCAAATCACCGCGGTTGTTTACTCAATCGCATTTTTGGATGAAAAGCCTGATGATCATGTTTATCCTTTTGAGATTGAGGACACAATATACTTTGGTATGTCTGGAGGTATGATGAATGATTACAAATTTGATAGGAAAAACAAACGTACTGGAAGAGGCGTTTTATATTCAACTTTTGCGGGAAGAATCAAAATTCATTGCAACAACCTGGAAAAAATGAAACCTGTTTGTGAAACAAGATATAGACTTTTTCATGAAAAATGTCTGCCGTCCCTGAATCCACATAAAAATCTTTACTTCAACTTGTTTGTTCCTGATGAAAATAAAATTGAGTCATTCCTGCACAGATCATTTATCAGTTCTATGGAATCAGAATTCATTCTACAGTATGGCCTCAAATATGGCCGACTTCCTATCATGAATCTGGATGAACAATATGATCGCAGTCCAATTGATATACAAAGTGTGTCTGGTAGCATGAGGGACTTTGTATCCAGAAACAGTTTAATCGAGTTTTTATCATGAGTCCATTTGAATTTTCAAATCAAATCTTGCAAGGTAAGAAACAACTGATTGTTGATGAATCTACTGAGGCTGAATACGTGCCTTTTATGGTCAACAGAGCACTGTCATATCATAAAGACTGTGTGTTGTACGCCAATGAAATGAATCGTAGACACCAACTGGATAAAAAGTTACAGAATGATTATTTACTAAATACTATCAGGGCTAAGAAAAGGCCTTTCAATAAGTGGATAAAGCCTGAAAAAAGTGATGATATAGCATGTATAAAATCTTTCTACGGTTTCTCTGATGCGAAAGCTAGGGATGCACTCAGACTGCTTACTGACAAACAAATCCAAGAACTAAAAGAAAAAGCCGATAAAGGTGGATTGGGGAAGTAGCCATGGTAGATTTATCAACATTTGTTGAGGTGAAGCTGAAAGAACAAGATGATTTTTTGAAGGTACGTGAAACATTGACTCGGATTGGTGTGTCTTCTCGCAAGGAGAAGATACTGTACCAGTCGTGTCATATCCTACACAAGCGCGGCCAATACTACATTACACATTTCAAAGAACTGTTTGCACTGGATGGAAAACCATCTAGCATCATAGACAATGATATTGAAAGACGTAATGCAATCGCTAAGTTACTGGAGCAATGGGGCTTAGTTACGATTGTCAATCCAGAAATTATGGTAGACAAGATCGCCGAGATTCACCAGATCAAGATCATTCCCTTTCGTGAGAAGGATGATTGGCAACTAATCAGCAAATACAATATAGGTAAGAAGAGTCCAGAGTGATTTTATATTATGAAAAAAGTGAAAGAGAAACTAACGAAGCTAAAGAACATCTATACAGGTGAAGTTGTCATAACAAGCAACCTGTATGAGAAACGTGTTGATAGCACAATGACATTTATACAGGTATACACAGAGCAAAATCCACAGAGAAAATACTTTGTGAACGGTGCTGCTTTTGTCAAAATTGTATAAATAACAGAACCCACCTTAGGGCCGTTTGACGTTAACGGTTAGAGAATGAGCAATCACTCTCAGGCGTCCGGATGAATAAGACTGTACCTCGTCAGTGTACGCTGGAGAAAGTAACCAGCACAACGATACGCTTTTAAGGTATCATTTTACAACTTGCTTTTATAGGAGAAAACTCATGACGCACCTAAATCTAGGACGTATAAACTTTGCACCATTGGTGCCACAAACTGTCGGCTTTGATCGTTTCTTTGATGCATTTGATCAACTTGCGCTAGACAAACTTCCAGCAAACACTTTTCCACCACATAACATCGTCAAGTTAGACGACAACAATTATTTGGTTGAACTTGCTGTTGCTGGATTCTCGGAAGACGAAATTGAAATTGAAACGCTAAAGGGCGAATTGACCATCAGTGGCAAGAAAGCTACTGTGGATGAGAATCGTTCTTATTTGCATCGTGGCATCGGAACTCGCGCATTCAAGAAAGTTGTTCGCCTAGCGGACACGGTTCAAGTGGATGGAGCGGCTCTGGAGAACGGTATCCTGACCGTCAAGCTAGTGAACGTCATTCCTGAGGAAAAGCTGCCAAAACGCATTCCAATCGCTTCTGGTGGTAACGATAAAGTACTCACTTCTACCAAAAATAAAACTCTTCTTCAAGAGTAATACTTGACAGGAAAGCCTTTCTGTGTTACACTAATAGCATAGAAAGGCATCTTATATTATGAAAATTGCACTTGCATCCGATCTACACCTAGAGTTCGGAACAATCTCCCTTCAAAACACAGAAAACGCTGATGTTTTGATTCTTTCTGGTGACATTTGTTTAGCTAATGAGTTGAACGATCAGGATGTCCACAATCTGTTGGGTGAAGCCGACAAGTCCAATCGCTATCACACATTCTTTCAAGAATGCTCGGAGCGATTTCCACTTGTTCTTTATGTTGCCGGCAACCATGAACACTATCATGGTGATTATGCATTATCTCTTCCCAGACTCAAAGAGAAACTTGGCTATCTGAAAAATCTCCACATCCTAGACCGTGAATATGTTACAGTAAATGATGTGACATTTATCGGTGGCACTTTGTGGACAGATATGAACAAAGGCGATTCACTAACATTATATCATGTTCGTGGTATGATGAATGATTTTCGCATTGTTCAAAACAGTAAGAGAACACTCACTCGCAAAGTTCCTTTGTATAAGCGTGACGATGCTGGTCAATACGCACTTGATGAAAAAGGAATGACGATTCAGGATGGATTCAAATTCAAAGAAGAAATTGCGAGATTCAGCCCAGAAGATGCATATGAAGATCATGTAGCCATGAAAGAATATATTCGCCATGTTATTGAGGGAATGTTTGATGAAAAATTTGTAGTCGTGGGTCATCACGCTCCAAGTAAGTTGTCAACAAAGCCACAATATCAAGATGATGTGATGATGAATGGGGCATACTCTTCCGACTTGTCTGAGTTTATTCTCGATCATCCACAGATCAAACTCTGGACACACGGTCATACACATGATCGTTTTGACTACATGATCGGCTCAACTCGTATTGTATGTAATCCACGCGGTTACATCAACTATGAGGACTGTGCTGATCGCTTTGAACTTCAATACATTGATATCTGATATCAAAAGTCCTAGCTAACTGACATACATATTTGTTATGAAGACAAAGCACATTGAAGCATACATGACGACTGCTGAAACATTTGCTAGTTGTTCAACCGCAGTCAGATTACAAGTCGGCGCTATCGTTGTCAAAGATGATAGGATTATATCTATCGGGTATAACGGCATGCCATCTGGCTGGGACAACACATGTGAGAACACTATTGGTTATGATAAAGGTGAACCTGTACTAAAAACAAAACCAGAGGTACTTCATGCAGAAACCAACGCAATCGCAAAACTGGCAAAAAGCACTGAGTCTGGCGACGGTGCTACTATGTTTATCACTCATGCCCCTTGTATTGATTGCGCCAAACTTGTTTTTCAAAGTGGTATCTATTCTGTGTATTATCGTAATCATTATCGTAATGCTGATGGCATTCAATTCTTGGAAAGAGCTGGAGTGAAAGTGGAAAAATTATGA